ATACTTGTCACTCTTAGATGAATCCTTTTTAGGAGGAATAACGATGTTGTTTTTCTTCAGGTAGTTGTAGATGATGGTGTCCCACATCCGTACCTGGTAGAAAACATCATTATAGTTCACCTTGGCATCATATGCCATAGTAATTGCAAGTTCGATAAGTTTCATCTTGTCTTCCAGACGGTCAACAAGTTCCACGTCAATGATGTTGTATTCTACGAACTTCTGCCAACCATTAGTGTAGAAGTCTTGGAAAGTATCGAACTCAGAGTGATCAAGTTTCTTCTGTCCCAGTTCTACGCTTGCAATATAATCCAGACGATAAGATTCCTGGTTGGTGTAAGTAAACTTACGATACAACTCAAGGTAATCCAATTGAGTGATACCACCCACGTCATAGGTCTTGTATTGCTTACCTTTGATATACAGTTCTTTCTGACTCACCAGACCCCAGGGAGAGAACCTACGGCACCTCTTCTCCCCTAGAACACGGTCAATACGTCCCACAAGGTATGGGATATCGAACAGTTGAATATTCCACCCAGTGACCACATCAGGCATGTTCTCTTCCCACCACTGACTGAAGTCGGAGAGCATATCATACTCATTGTTGAACTGCTTGTAGTAGTGGTTACCTTGCTTCAGTTTGAAAGGTCCAACACCCCAAGTGATAATCTCTTTAGTGGTATAGTCCTGCACCGTGATGAGAAGAATCTCCTGGTCAGCGGACTCGACATCAGGAAACCCGTTCTCTGAACGGGTCTCAATGTCAATCGTCAGAAGACGAATCTTGCTAATATCAAACTTAATCTCTTCTTCAGGGTATTTCTCTGCAATGTATTGATAGATATATCTCTCGTTACCATAGATCTCAAATCCGTCTACACCGTCATACTGCTTGAAAAACTCACGACATTCCCGAACGGTGCCAGGTTTTACAGACTGTACATACTCACCCTCAAGCGTTTTATAGTTGGTCTTCTTTTTAGAAGGCACAAAAAGAGTCGGTTGAAATTCCTCACGGACCATGAAGTGTTTGCCATCTTCATAACCCCTGACAAGAAACTTGTCCCCGACCATCTGAACGTTAGTGTAGAACTTCATTCAATCTGTTTTAAGTATTTGTCAAGTAGTTCACCCTTAGGGTCAACGAAGGTCAGGACATCATCTGACCTAATCATTATATCATTTTGGTTGGTGAAATCCAACCAGTCTGTAATCTCAAGTGAAGGTCTCTCAACCAAATATGGTTTGATTAAACGACAATCTGGTTCACCAATCTGTCCGATTACTTCTTCAACTGTGGCAATCAGCAGCGTATTATTCTTCAGTAAAAGACACTTCACCATCTTCTTCTCCTCCATCTGTACATTCCTCATACATGTCTAAAAGTTCTTTGATTGGATCTACATAGGTGACAATCCAATCTTTTGAAATTACCATCTTTTTGTCTGCACTCAAAGCGATCCAAGACTCTAAACGCACACCCAACTTATCTGGTGTTTGGACACCATCCTCTGTCAGGAGGAGATTGCCAACATCAGTATGAACAACCAGAGGATTCTCAAACAAGAACCCATTGACTTTCTCTCCAGAAAAAATTTGTTTTACATCAGAGATTACTTGCTCACCAGACTTGAGCAAAACAAGTTTTACAGACATGAGATACTTTAACCTTTACTTATTATACCAATGAAAAAGGGAGGTGTCAACTGGAGTGTGCCAGTTACCTCCCCGTCTGCGCCGACGATAGTCAGTTGTATTTAGAGATAATCCTTTCGTTGATGATGTTCTGGAATTACTTTTCCGAGTTTGACCACCAATAGTCCGTCTTCGAACGTGACCTCTTGGATTTCTGTGTCGTCGGATATAGTCCAGACTCGTTCAAAACTTCTTTGAGCCAGACCCTTGTGGACAAACGTTCTGTCCTCCCCCTCCACCTTTTGCCCTTTGATAAAAAGTTTTCCATACTCTGTGAAAACATTTACCTCCTCCTTTTTAAATCCTGCTAATGCAATTTCTAAAATAGACTCATGATTATTTAACTGAATCAGATTGTATGGAGGGTAATTAGATGAAGTTGTTTGTTCAAAGATTCTTTCAAAGTAATCATCCAGACCAATACTGTTCCTTGTAATCCTATCAAGGAGCGCAGGAAGATCGGCAGTGTGATAACGTGCGAGGTTAGTCATTTGTACTTCTCCTTTTAAAGCGAGATTAGATTGTGTGGTCCCAGAAGGCAACCGTTATTAAAGGATAATACATAAACCTTTAATAAGACAAATCTATATTAAAGGTTTAGATATCCACTACTATTTAACCATAAAACATAAAAAAGACGGGTGTGGTAACCCGTCTTTTAGTAGCGTATATTCCGTATGTAGCGTGTCACGCACGAAGGGTGACATTCTATTTATTCGGTTACCTCTACCTTCTTACGACCAATGTTATATTTCGTTTCCAAAATCCACTCACCCTTATCTTTGAACGATAAGACTTTAATCTGATTCAAAGGTGCAAGATCTGCAATCTTTTCTTGCCCAAGAGAACAGATTTCAACCAGTCCCCAGTCAGCAAGTAACTGAACAATACGATTACGACGTTGAACATCGTTCACCGTAAGGTTTGCTCTCTTGCCATCCAAGGCAAACAGTTCTTTAAAGTGGACAATATAATACTTGCCCTGCTTATGAAGGATATGACATGACTGATATAACTTCTTTTCCTTGCGAGAAGCAACACCAATACGAGTTAGGGTTTCACGAACCTTAAGAAAATCATCTGGTTCAGATAGGACAACCTCAACCATTTGGCTAGGATCCCAGTTGACTTCAGGTTCTTGCACGACGCTCATTTCATTCCTCCAGTATCAAGTCTAGACTTGATGTATTCAAGTTGATCTTTGTTTAGAATTTTAAGTGCTTGCTGCGCCTTCTCATTACTATAACCATAATAAGATTTAACAGCATCAAGATCTTTCACTTTCTCCTTGCGAAGCCAGGGAGAGAATCTTTTCTTTTTACGCAAACTATTTAGAAAAAAATCATATTGAAGTTTAAGATCCAATGAATGATGCTTATTCATCTCATTAGCAAACATCAGAGAATCAATAGATCCCGACAGACATTTGTTCACGATGAAGGCAGGATACTTCTCTGTCGGATCCTCGTCTAAGATATTCTTTTTGGTCTCGTTGATTGATTTGAGCCAGTCCTTTAGTTCCATTCCAGTGCCTGATTACTCCAGATATAATAAAAGTGTTAGTGACCAAGTAACTAATAAAAATACAGGTACGGATGCCAGCAATAAAATTTGCTTCTCGATCATTTCGTCCATCCTTCTCACCTAAGGCTTTGCACCAAAGTCTCCACATCACATCTTTGCATTGATACCAACAACTGTAGCTCCAGGATTTCTAGCAAGAGCGATTTGTCTTGCGTGTTGATAGTCACGGGCATAAACTTCTTCCTTGAAGACCTGACCAGCGACATAGAGTTTAACTTCGCATTTCATAAAAAGTTCTCCAAACTATTGACTGCATTCTTATAGTTAGTCACTAACAATTCTTTCTTCACATTATCTTTAGTTCCCTTGTCACCACGGTGAACCATGGAATAACGGAGATCAAACTCACTACACTCGTAATCTTTATACAGTTCCAAGAGTCTGTCGTTCACGTTGTAGGTAATCATGAACTTGTTATTGATCTTGTAAACCTCTTCAGCAAATCGTTCATGGTCAAAAGACTTGTGCATCTCACGGTTCTTTCCATACAGAAAGTCTTTGATGTCATAAGGAGGATCCAAGAAGATAAAGGTATCATCATCCTCACCACCAAGAAGATTGGAATAATCAATATTGGTGATCTTCCAATTCCTAATTAGATTGGAAAACTTTCTGAGTTTCTGTGCTCCTACAAGAGAGAAGTTCGCTCTGGAAGCAGTTACAGAGAAACTACTATTCTGAGTAAGACCAGAATAAGAGCACTTATTCATGATGAAGAAACTGATCGCTTGGTCTACACCAGTCTGACTATCAATAGACTCAGAAATCTCTGTGAAGAGTTTCTCATGGGCTTCATCATCATTGATGATCTTAGATTTAATTTCATAGATCCTCTCTGACAATTCCTCACCATTGTCCCTCAACTGTACCCAGAAGTTGTACAGAGGAACGTACAAGTCATTGATCCATATATCGGCACTGGGATATGCCTGGGCAACATAGATTGCCATTGATCCACCACCAATGAATGGCTCACGATAATGCTTCAGAGTAGACGGAAGCAGAGGTGCGAGTGTTGGGATTGCCTTCGACTTACCGCCAGGATATCGAAGGGGTGTCTTCAATGGATATTTTGCCATCAGTTACGGAGGGGAGTTTCTTCAATAACAAATGATCCTCTCATCACAATACATTCTTCATCGGAAGTGTAGAATGGGAATGATTGAAGAAGAACACTAGAGGGATATACTAGTATAGTCCCCTCGTCTGCTTTTGTAAAGATAAAATCTCTAGTAGAAATCTTACCAATAGGATTGGCATAGATCATCTGAGTTTTAGCAGCACATGGATGAAGAGTCTTTTCATTTCTAGGATGTGCAATTTCGTCCTCAATATCATATGGAATATTGATATACAAAGCAAAAGCCATGTCACCACCAAGTACTTGTGTCGGTGGCATGAAATCACCTTTCTTTCTATATTCAACCCAAGACTCTAGAACTCTCCATCTGCAGTTTGATGGTGGTGGCATGACAAGTTCTTTGAGTGCGTTAAAGGCAATGTTTGCAACAACATCGACCATGAACGAAGATGCACCATAACATTCCTCCACGTTGGATGACGTTTGAATATCATACTTCAGAGGACTTGCTTTCAACTCTTTAGCGTATCTTTTGATGAGGTTTACATCATCCTCCTCCAATTGATACAAACCAAACGGAACTGGTGCAACAGGGGAACTTGTTAGTCTTTCAGAATCATACTTACTCATGGGTCACAAAATCAATTTTTTTTCTTGGGGGGTAATAATATTACCAAACATCTCTTTATATTTTTGAGATACGCTATCTTGCACCTCTGCCACATAAATGACATGTTTGAGGTTCATGGTGATCTCAGGTTCCTCCTTACTGATAACAGTAGCCCATGGAGCAAATCCAATGCTCTGACCAGTAGGAAGAACGACAAGACCATTCTTCACGGTAATGGTGTCATCGGTTTCAGAAGAGACAACCTCTGCAACGATTTCTTCACCAGTTACAATACGAATTAGTTTTACATTCATTTGAATTCACACTCCACCATAATTTCAGTTAATGCTGCTAGGAGATTGATCTCCTGGTCTGCTACGAAAGCAATTTGATACTGATACTTAGCAACAATGAGGACAGCAGCAGCAATGCTAGGACCTTCAAGGGTGCTATAAAGAGCATCGTAAACACGGCGAAGAAGTACGCTAGGATCATTGTCCAGATTATCAACGACCCACTTACGGACCTCAGGGAAATTCTTTTCTTTAAGGTTTCTAATAAGATCATTTACAGATACGTCAGAGAACGAAGCAAGGATTGCTGAGTCAATTTTACCACCGACAGCATACCTTTGGCACTCATTTAGGACACGTCTCCAGTCTGGGAAGTGTTTGTTGATGAGTTGGGCAAGGACTTTCTTATCCGACTCAACACCCTCCGAATCCAAGATTTGCGAGAGACGCTTGAAGAACTCTGCTGCGATGGCAGGTTTGTGCTTTCCACTGATGGCAAAGTCGATGACGGCACATCTTGAGTGGAGGGGCTCAAGGATTTTGTTTTTGAAGTTACAGGTGAAAATGAATCGGCAATTGTTATAAAATGCCTCAATGTTTGCCCGTAAGAGGAGCTGTACGTCGTGGGTAGTGTTGTCAGCTTCGTCAATAATGATGACTTTGTGCTTAGCATCTGCCGAAAGTGATACGGTCGAAGCAAAGTTCTTTGCTTGATTCCGCACCGTGTCAAGAAATCTTCCTTCATCGGATCCG